TCGCTGCAGGCAGACTGATTATGTCAACCTTCCTTTCGAAACTCGGTTTCAAAGAGGAAGATATCAATCCTGCTATGGATATTTGGGCCGGCATAAGCCGTCCAATTAAACGTAACGGGAAAATAGTTGCGGAATTGGTTAATGGTCAACAAATGGGTGACCCCTTAACTAAAACCTGTCTTACTCTTTCACATCCGATTTGCATGCGCTACGCATACTTTCGAATGCAAAAGAAATATAAATCGTACATTATAACAGATGTCATCAAAACCGTTGCCTTTGGTAATGGAGACGATGGCCTGGTATTTGTACTATGCAAGATAAATTTCATGTTGAAAGAATTTATTTCTTTCTTCCATGAAGGTTATCGTATGTTAGGATACAAACTGGCTGATGAAGATACCTTCGTCAGTCGATTTGGTATTTACTGTGAGGAATTATTCCACATTCCATTACATGGAAGTGTGTATAGTTCGTCTCAACTACATGATATTCAAGTTAGTCCGTACTTAGATATACCTAAGATTCGAACTATACTTGATGTAACTAAAGATAGAAGGGATTTTTCAAGCGAACCCGCCGGAAAAGTCACTCTACTCGGTAAAGACTGCGAATATATGCATAGAGACGCACCTGTGTTCTCTAACAATATATTTTCAGTTGCTAGTGCACTCCAGGATGTATGTCTGGGTCTCAGATATTCTAAGACCCCAATATATATCCCAGATAAGATATTAGGCGTAGGGAAGATGGTTCCGCATTGGGATCCAACCTCTTTACACCTTGCAATTAAATCTATGAAAAATAAGTTCGCCCGTTGGGCAAATCTTACTATCATGGTTGAATATATCGACGAGAAGTTTGAGATCATGCGCTATCGCAGCGCGGTGATCAAAGGTCAACGTCATTTCAGTAAAGAAGGGATTATTGAGACAGTACAACTGCCCGATAATTACTTCTTAAAAGAATTCATTTCAGTCAAAGAGGACGATTGGGATAAATATCCCGTAGGTCTCCTTGAGAAACTTATATCTCAGAAGAGATTAGTGCCGGAATCAGAGATTCGTGCATTCTACCTCTTTTGTAAACGATTAGAAGAACTTAATCAAGAAGTGGAAGAATCCGCTGACCTGTTTAAGATCGTCCGTGAACAAATCTTTGATGTCTCACCTAAGAAAATCTATTCCGAGGAAGAGTCAAAGAAAATATGCAATATGTTTTGCAAGAAATTCCAGGCGAGTTCATACCGTCTGAAATATCATGTAAGACAAAATCTATATTCAGAAGATGTAATTGAGTTGATGGATAAATACCACCCGCTTAAAGTTCATCTTCCTTATCAAATTGATGGGATTCAGCTAAACATAAAGAATGTCGAGCGGGATCCTAACAAATATTACGATAATGCGAATATGAATCTCTTTAATTACTTCCAAAAGTATAAAGAGTTAATAGACGCTGGATTAAATGCGATAGTCGATCAGAGAGAGATGCCGATGGCATTGCTTTCCGACGATATCACTATAGCTGAGTCAATCAGTATGTCACAAAAGAAGATCTTCGGTGTCATAACTGACGACTACAAATTATGTAATCGACTTAACGCACTTTTCAATAAGGACGGCAAGCTGATTCTACAAGCTACATGTAGATCCTGGATAATCGATGGGGAACGAGTTCCCATATCATTATTAACCAGAATCTTCAATAAATTTTATAATGTCGATATAACGATATATGAAGATACCGGTTCTACCGCACATTATTCTCAGACGATCGTACCCGCCCATGAAGTGAAAGAAGATTCATTCAAGGTCGTGCATGATCAAAATAGGATCAATACACTTTTTACGCTTACGCGTTTGAGTGTACCAAAATGGCATGAGGATATTCTCACGGACCAAAGGGCAAACGTCCTTAAAATCCGGCGAGAAGATCGCAATAATGATGAAATGATGTCATTTCTGGTAACGGACCTATGGTCCATACCGAAATACGTCAAAGGATATATCTCAATAGCACAAGTGCTCGAGAGGTATAACATCTAACCATTCATTTCTGTTTGAAATGAGCCTTTACCCAATTTTAGGGTGTTTGCTCGTGATAGCAGGAAACCTTATTCAAATAGCATCAAAACCGCTGAGCCCGAAGGCCTTGGCTATGAC